ATGGGACACATGGGAAAAATACAACACCGAAACGTGCGCATATTTTGTCTCTATCAAGCGCGACACCAACAATATAATCACACATATTTATGGCACTTTTATAACAGGCGAATTGCGCGCCGCTCTTTTCACAGATGCCGTGCATATACGCTTTTTAGACGAAGATGACTTTTCATACCGCGCATGGGCGCATTTAGCGCGCTTATTCGCCGGGTTAGATGATCTTTATTCCAGGATATGCATACCAAACAGCCACAGAATTACAAGGTAACATCATGAAGCGCATATTCGCGGCACTACTTCTCACACTCGTAACACCGCAGGTCACTCACGCGGCCGAGACCGACAGTCTATCCGGCATATACATATACACCCACGCTAGCGACGTACTAGAGCTTTCCATCATAGAGAAGCGCGACGGTTCTTTACACACAACGTTGCGCAAGTTTGTTTCAGGCAAGGTGACGCGCGATACAGTTATTGGTGCGCGTGATGGGGCAATGGTGATGATAGGCGGCATAGTTTGTGTAGCAGACAATCACGAAATAGATTGCAAGGTTCCGGGCGGGCATGCTATATTTCACCGCAGTAACACAACAGCATTTTCCGAAGCAATAGCCAAGAGCATAACCGGGGAATAACATGAAAGACCGTGAAACATACGACGATGTGGATGCGCTACTCGACAAAGTTGCCGACGTGACTCGCGCTGAAGAAGCATTGATTGCGGCATTATCGCGCGTCTTAGCCGATCCAGCGTGTGTTGGCTGTTATAGGGAGGCGTGTCAGAGCGCTCACGATAGGAAACGCGGCACTTTACAGCAAACTGTTGGTATGACCATAAATTTGCTATATGTGCAATACGCGTCTATATAAACCGCACAACAGGGCACCAGAAATGAGCACACATGAAATAGACGCGCTTATCGCGAACTTTGGCGAGACAGCATTCGCCGAAGATAAGACAATCACGCTGTTGACAGCATCTGCAATGTCGCCCGACTGCACGAGTGCGCAGCGTGTTTTGTTCAAAATTCTGCTTGATCAAGCACGCATACGGCTGCGCGCGCAACTTCACGCTATAGACGCCTTACGCGGCATGACAATATCACAGGACGCTCATGACTAACTCTCAATGGTCGCCAGAAATGGCGGTACTATCCGCTTATTTTGACAACCCTAAACTAGTGCAGGGCCTAATGAACACCGCTAATGAAACACTGGCGCTTGGCGGCGAGGTATCCGCGCACACGCCAGAACAACCGATGACGCCTATCGAAGAATTATACGCGCGTATGGAGTCTCTAGAAGCTGACGTCGCAAAATACCGCTTTAGCAACGACACGCGTGTTGTTGGCATGGAGTGCGAGCACGACAAGCTTCTCGTCACGCGTGAAAATGACATGAGACGCATCCAAAAGAGTCTCACGGCTATTTTTCACCGGATTATCTCTCTTAACACCGAGCCTTACGCGCATAATGATTATCATTTACTTGAACTGGACAAAATGCGCAGACGCTTGCAATACGCGCAAGCGTCCATCGCTTTACTCGGCGTTTCCCAACTGATAACTTGGGTCACCATATTTTTCGCACACTAATCGGAGCATCAAAATGCACAACGTTTGGCCGCTTCAATCTAAAGCGCACGAATATTACAGCCACACCGAAACAAGCCTTGTTTCACTTCGTTTCCCGTACCGTGTCACTTACGACGGCTCACCTGTGACCAAGTATCGCGCACACGCTAGATGCGCAACATCTCTCTCGCGCGTTTTGGAAACCATCCAAGCGCACTACGTTGCACTACACGGCAAATCCGCAGCGTATGACGTTATGGAGCTTGACGGCGTCACGATATACGACGGCTCATATTGCGACCGCGCTATGCGTGGCAATCCCAAGCTTAGGTCCATGCATGCATACGGTTGTGCAATAGACTTTGACGCAGAGCACAACCTGCGCGGGGGTCATGGGCGCTTTCAAAATTCCAGCATAATTGTGCAAGCATTCAAGTCAGAAAGCTGGATTTGGGGCGGGGATTGGCACGGCGCTAGTTGCGACCCGATGCATTTTCAAGCCGCGAGGGTAGGGTAATGCCTAAAGACATAAGCGACAACTTTAGGGCGTTATTAGACGAACTCGCGCTGCTATCTTTGGAACGAAGGTTAAACGCTTACCGCAACATGGCAGAATTTCGCGAGATATTTTGCTATCGCTTAACACCCACCGAAGTAGCGCACGTTAGCGCACTACTCAAGAAAGCCGAGGAAGAAATGCGGCCTAAAGCAAACACATGGTATCCCGCAGAGGCGTTCAAAAACGCCGGAATAATCTCGCCAGTAATTGCAATCTACAAATTTTGGTCTGCGGAACAAGACGCATTTATACACACCGTAAAAGCCATGCGTGATTTTGAGTATTCGCGCGATTGCATCCTTGACGAAAAGCTCAGAATTGAGTTGTGCATGCGTGTTAATCCTGAGCAACTTATTCAGGCGCACACATCACAACCAAGAATAATTGCCGGCGAGGGCGCAGACGCCTTGTAATCTTAGCCCAAATACGCTAGGGTTACCACGAACACGCACACGAACACAACCACGAACACGGGATTCCCCTCATGACCACGAAGCTCAGGCTCAAGAAAACTGCCAGCGTAACGCGCGAAATGCTTTCCATGACGATTGGCGAAGATTATTATCTCGAATTTCAGACACGGCCTTACTTGGCCAAAGAACAGCGCACACGCGCGCTCAAGGAAGGCGAGAAGGTAAAAGCTCCACCGATGCTTGCTGACGTACTCGCCTTTTCTGAAGACGACAGCGGCGTACTCACCAAGGAATACACCATAATTTGCAACGCTGTTTTGGTGAGCATACTTGAAGACAACTTTCCTGGCGACGCGGTTATTGGCGAGCGTCTTATCGTGACCAAGCTCGACAAGATAAGCGGCAGGGACTACAATCTGTTCAACGTTTCCACATTCGACCTTGACGACGGCACCGATCCGGAGGTTGTTGAGGCGCCTCAGCCGAACAAGTCACGGCGCAAATAGTCCGCACACCCACTACTTGACATCCTCGGCCGACTGGCCCATAATGAAGGCCGCCCATTGTGGCGGCCTTTTTGCCGTACACAGCACAAAGAAATGCCGCCGACAGAGGGCAATCTGTGCGGCGGCGGGTAGGAAACCAGAAATAGCAGGATGGCATGGCGGCGAAAAATAAGCAAGCGAAAAAATCGCCCAAGGGCGGAAAAGTTTCCGGGTGGTCGGCCACCATGGACAAGGCGTTTAAAAAGCTCAAGAAAGCCAAGGTGTTCGCGAGTTCGGCAGTTGCTGGCACCAAGGGCGCATTCAACAGCATGCTTAAGCTTTTCGGCGCAGGATATTCCGAGGGCATGAGCGTATGGCTTACTATTCCCGGCAATAAAGCCGAACGCAAAAAGCACGAAGAAACTTATACCAAGGCCGGTTACTCCGTCAAAAATGGCAAGGTCATGATGCAAAAGGTATCGCCAAAGGATACTTTGCGCATGGACAAGAAAACCGGGCTAGTTAACCGCTATAGAACAGACGCGCGCACTGGCAAACGCAGAAAATCAACAGTAACATTTGCGCGTGACATTTCAGAACTCCCAGCCATAGAAGATAATGAGCGCTACATAGTATTTTTCCGCAAAGGGCGCGGCAAAAATGTGACCTATTACCCGCGCTATTATGATGACGTCAAGGCGATGGATGACGACATGTCGTCCATGTACCACCGTTACACCGATTGGCAAGCGCACGTTGAAATTTTGCACTAAGATTACACCAATGGGCAAATTGGTATGCATGACATCGACGCGGCAATCGCTGCAAAGAAGGCCGCGCGGAAGAAAGCGGCCAAGCTCGCAACCGAGAAATGGCGGGCGATACCTGCCAACATGCGCGCTCGCAATGCTGCGCGCTCAGAAGCTAAAAAGCTTAAGCGCGCCAAGTCACGCGCGGCCAAAAAATTGGCGGTTCTAGATTTCGAGACTGATCCGTTTGACTTTACCCGCCCTGACCTCGAAATTGAACCTTTTACATGCTGCATTTACTCGCCAGAATTAGGCCACAACGTATTTTGGGCTGATAATAGCGAGCGTTTATATGCGCAGATTGTCACCTTCCTTGAAAGCGTTGAAGACGAACACGTTATTTACGCGCACAACGGCGGAAAATTCGACTGGTTTTTCTTGCTAAAATTCATGCATGGCGAGGCAACCTTTAAAGGGCGCGCGCTCATGACCGGCAAGCTATGTGGTCACGAAGTGCGCGACAGCATGCATATAATCCCCGCACCATTATCCGCCATACAAAAGGACGCGTTTGATTACAGCTTACTTAAACGCGCTACGCGTGAGCAGCACAAAAACCTTATTATCCAGTACATGAAAAACGACTGCACATTTTTGTACGAAAATGTGCAAGCATTCCGCAAGGAACACGGTATGGCCGTAAGTATCGGTCAAGCTTCAATGGCTGCATGCCGCAAGGTTGTCAAAACCGAACGCACCACAGACGCCTATGACACCAAGTTCCGCGCGTTCTATTATGGCGGGCTAGTTGATTGCATCCAAGGATACGGGCAGTTCCTTGGTGACTACAAATTGTATGACGTAAATTCCATGTATCCCGCTGCGATGGCGTTTTCTAAGCATCCTTTTGACACAGGGTATGAACTCCGCACCAAAGGTTGCCCCACGGCCGACACATATTTTCTCAAATTAGAATGCACCAACGACCGCGCGCTAGTTGGCCGCACAGAAGATGGCAGGCTAACAACGCGCGCCAAAAATGGTGTGTTCTTCACAACCATACACGAATACAACACGGCAATAAAGCACGGTAGAATTTCCGACGTGAAGTTCTTAGAGCTATACGACTACTTCAACGTTGGCACGTTCGCGCCTTTCGTGTTGCCCGTGTACGAAGAACGTTACGCGCTTAAGCTGCACTGCCAACTCAACCCCGACGATATCGCCGCTAAGCGTCGTGAGCTAATCCTGAAACTGCTATTGAACAACCTATATGGAAAGTTCGCGCAAAATCCGCGCAAATTTAAAGAGGTATATATTTCCGCCCCAGAAGAATATCCGCCCGAGGGTGCAGGGCGCGCGGGCGGTCTATGGGGGGATTGTGGCGATGGTGTATGCGAGCCAACAATTATTAATCCTGAGTACTGGAATTGGGAACGTCCTAATCCCGGCAAGCATTTTAATAACGTCGCAATCGCAGCAAGCGTTACTGGCGCGGCACGCGCGAAACTTAATGACGCTATTTTTCAGGCTGTTGATCCAGTATATTGTGATACGGATAGTCTTATATGCAAGGAACTTCGCGGAGTAGAGATAGACAAGGCCAAGTTGGGCGCGTGGGGGCACGAAGCAACATTTTCTGAGGTGTTAGTAGGGGGTAAGAAATTGTATGCTTGCCGACAAGTAATCGACGGCAAGCTAATAGGAAAGCCCAAGATTAGGCACAAAGGAATATCGCACCGCAACGGCTTGACTTGGGACGAGATGCACGATATTGTGGTCAATGGCGCAGCAATACCCAAGACAAATTTTGCGCCAACTTTTAAGCGCGACGGTTCGCAGTTATACGAGCGCCGCACAATTAAGCGCACTGAGTTAGTGCCCGCACATTAAGGTCGCAAATAATGCCCGTATTCTCACCAAATTATCGCGCGTATTCTTTTGATTACGGTCTTATGCCCGAAGATATCGAGCCAAAATTTGCTGTGTATGACGCGACGGTGCCGGCAGCAGCGACGCGCGAAAACCCATTTATTCTTGATATCAGCGATTTAGTTCAATCTAACGCTATAGGCGAACATATTCAGAGTATAATTTTGACATCATACATTGGCGGCGGCAGGCTATGCCTAGTGTTTGGCGGCACAAATATTTCTGTCAATGCGTACTCAGCAGGCGTCGGAGTTGGTGACAGTGGTAAAATAATATTTCCTTATATGTCACCGCGTGGCACGGTGCAACATAAACTTTTTAATACATTGGGCAATCCTACACCATTTCAGCTAGTATTTTGTAATATACCGCTTCCGCCTGTAGGTTATTCGCCCAATTTCTAGAATATTGAAGGATTTTCCTAGTTGGCAAAACAAACAGTCATCACTCCGGCGATGCAAATCAACACGGGACGCGCGCCAAGCGCGGTTAACGGTGCAGCGCCAATTGGACAAGCCGTGCGAGTTGATGTATATTTTGATGCTGCAATATCAGACGTTGACATTTCAATGACTGCAATAATGCAGAATGGATGTTTTAGCACTGTGCAATGCATCTTTGTGGACAACTCGCTTAATCCAGCATCGGTGATTATTACCATTCCGGGGATAGAGCAACGCATAATAGTTAATGGTTTTTCGCAGTCGCTTGAACCTGTGTATGTTAGCGATAGTGCGGCAAGCGCACCAATTAGGGTACATAGTAAGAGCGTCAATAAGCCGGGTTTCCCAGTATCGCTATGGTTTAGTAATGTTCCACAACCGTTCTATTCCAAAACCGCATTGCTAAATAGCGTGTTTACACAAATAGCTTCAATGAACATCGGCAACAGTGGGGGTGGATATTCATACAGTTACACTTTTGACTTATCAAATGTGATGGCTGTAAATGGAGTAGCAGATTGGCCGACAATTTGGGTCGATAATTCTATGGGGTTCCAGCATCTGTATGTGTATGACACCGACGCTGGGATAGTAATTTACATTGTGTCGCCATATAGCATTGCACAATTCCCAGCTTTAGGAGCTGGCGCGTATAGATATTCATTCCTCGCTCTTGATCAAGTAGTAGGAGGCTCGCAGACAGCATTTTCTTATGGATATCCCGCTGTGGTATTTTTTAAATCCCAGCAACAACCATATTATGAAATAGATAGCGGGGGCAGTAACGGCGGCCTATACTCGCAAACTTGGGACACAGCGCTAGGCATCGGTGCAGGCGTTGCGATATCCGCAAACGAGTCACGCAAGCGTGTGGGAATGTCCGCCGCTAATCCGTTTAACGTTGTTTACGGTGGATGGCAACAGCACTCTGTATTAGAAGGCGCGCTGTACGTGCTTGCGCTAGATATCATGTCTACTAGCACCATGCAGCGTGGTTTTACTGTGTTAAATGGCGGCACCGCACAAACGGTCACAATAAGGGATAGATTTTGATATGGAAATAACATCAGCAGCCACGGACTTGGACGATAGCCGCCCCACATGTGTGTTATCGCGTAATGAGCGTGACGTGATTATTCACGACTTAATCACGAGCGATAATCCGCTAGAACTTGGACCGCTGGATTTGCCATATAATTCGCTAGATGCGCGCATATTGAGCGAGCTTAAGATACACTCGCGATTGTTGCAACAGCTAGTTGAGCATGTCACTAGCTTATAAGTTATAAGCCGCCACACTAACGGGAAAAATAAAATGGCTGATTTAATGGGTGTCATGCTTAAGAGCATGGGTGTTAACCCTACGGAAATAAGAGACGCCGCGACTAGCATGCAAGGCATGGTCACAGAAATTCATGGCATGCTTTCCACAATCATCCGGCAAAACGAATTAATTATCGTGCATTTAGGCGATAGCGCTGCACGTGATTCGGCGCTTGGTCTGGAAAGCGAGCAACTTTTGACAAGGATGATATCCGATGGACGGCTTAGCGAGTGCGCACACAGAGACGCCACCGTTAGAAGCGGCGATTGATGCTGCGGTCGATGTCGCTGTTGAAGAGGCTATCGACGATGTTGCGATTGATGCAGTGTTCGCAGAAAGCAAGGCCGAACTCGCGATAGAAATAGCGACACAAGCCGCTGATGACGCCGCATTAGGTGATGCAATTTTAGGAGAGGAAATTAAGCTATGCCTACAGCAGCACGCAGACTTACAAGTGTCCCTAAGCGAACGAGTGTTAGCGCTGGAAACATCGCAAGCGCTGCTGATGACAACCGTCAGTACACTTCAGACGCTGCTAGCGGATTGTCAGATGACGTTGTCATTGATCCGCACGTCTTCGGATCAGTTGACGGAGAATCCGCCGACAGAGAAATCGACCCAGAAGCCCCATACGGACGAAAAGCCGACGGAACTCCCAGAAAGCGCCGCGGACGACAAGCAGGCGCGGCCTCAGCCGAAAAAAGCGCCCGATCTGCCAAAAAGACGAAAGGTGCTTTGGGGATAGAAGGTTTGGCAAGTATAATGTCGAATATGACGCTTATGCTTGCCGCCGCCACCAATATTCCGGAGGCGTCTTTAAGTAATGACGAAACAACGCTGATTAGTAATGCCGCCGAAAATGTCGCGCAGTTCTATGACTTTTCTCTCGACAGCAAGGCTGTTGCTTGGGCTAATCTTGCCATGGTGACAGGCGGTATTATTGGCGCGCACGTTATTGCTTACAAAATCAGGCGCGACACAGAGCGCCAGCGCGCGGCTTAGGAAAAGTCAAGAGAAAAACCTTGACCGGTTGCGTGAAATAGGGCAATATTTCGCTTGACACGAAGGAACGGTATGAATTTCAAAATTACACCTGCAGCAGTCAACGCCTTGCATGTAGTCGCGGCAATATTGCCTACCGCCGCAGGTAGTGCAATATTAGGCGGCGGCGGAAACACTGCTATCGCTATCACGCTTTTTGCGTCGTCAATTCTTAGCGCGCTCGCACAAAGCTTCCATTTTAGCGCGTCCGCAACTAACCTTATCAACAATCTACCTATGATTGTTGCCGCTGTAATAAAGGCCGCAGAAACGCCAGCAATAGAAGTGCCCGAGAAAAAGTAATGCCGGAATTTAAGCTTCCATCTTTAACACAGCGCGTAAGCGTTAGTGGGCGAACCGGAAGCGGGAAAACACGGCTTTCTGCGCACTTGCTTAGCATGGCTCAGTACGATAAGCAGCCTTTTGTTATAGTGGATTTTAAAGGCGAAGAATTGTTCATGTTGACGGATAGCATTCGCGAATTGAGTATGCGCGAAAGCCTTCCCAGTAAACCGGGTGTGTATATTATCCGTCCTGATATCAGCGACGAAAGCAAGGCGGAATTAGATGACTGGCTTAAAAGAGTGTGGCGAAAAGAGCGTATCGGCTTGTACTTCGACGAATTCGCGCATGTCCCTTATCGTGGCAAACTTAACGCGATTGAAGGCATACTTATGCAAGGGCGTAGCAAAAAGTTGCCGCTCATTGCCTGCACGCAAAGACCTTGCCATTGTACTCGCTTTTTATTCAGTGAGGCTGATATACACTGCGCGTTCAACCTTACACTTCGTGCAGACCAGGAAAGAATAGAAGAATATATTGGCAGGCATAGATTGGTTGAGCCATTTAAGCCTTATCATTCCGGGTGGTTTGATATAGCGCAACACACATACTGGAAAATGCTCCCGTGTCCATCCGATGAAATAATATTGCAGCGTTTCGAGGATAGACTGCGACCGAAAAGAAGGTTTGGGTGATGGACGACAAATTTTATTTGCAGCTTAACCTTGTCAATATCATCACAGTTTTTCTAATGTGGTTGATAGTGGCGGTTATTTTAGGGCTAGCTGTTACGTGGTTTGGGAAAGGTAAAGACCAAACAGAAGGCGCATAATGGACTATCTACCGCTAAACTTGCGTCTTATGGCGCATCCTCTTAACTGGTTTATTGTATTCGGAATAATATTCCTTGCTGGATTATCATTTCATGCAATGACTGGTAAAAACCTAACTGAATTATAAGGACGCGAAATAATGGCCGCTCCCGCCAACACAGTAAATCCTCAGCAGGCTAACGCCTATGCCTCTATGCTTGTTCGCCAGCGCGCCAAGAAAATGGTGCAGCGGACTTATCAGCAGGTGATTGCGTACACTTCCGGCACTGCCAACGTTATCAACATTCCATTGCGCCCGGTTGGCTTGTTGACTGCGCTTAAGGTTGTCGTTTCTGGCACGTTTACCGCTGGCGCTGGCGGTCATGGCGCGACACGCACCGATGCAATCGCCGCTGGCACAATCGGTGATGGGCACGGCGCCGCAAACTTCCTCAGCAATATCAGCCTTATTGATTTGTCGTCAAATACCCGTGTGAATGCCCCAGGGTGGTATCTCCACGCGCTCGCGACCGTGCGCCGCAATGCCCCCTTCACGGCCGCCTTCACTTCGGACGATACGTCTGGTTATGGCGCAAATTTCCCTGTGAATAGTTGCCCCGCTGCAATCGCCGCTGGCGTCACAAGCACTGCTTTCCGGCATGTTTACGATGTGCCTGTTGCTTATGGACCTGATGACTTGCGCGGTGCAATCTATGCAGCCGTGACTTCTGCAACGCTGAATTTGCAGCTCACGCTTAACGCGAATATCTTCGCCGCGCCTGCCACTAATGGTGTTGAAAGCGTGTACTCTTGCCTTGCCGCTGGCGCGGCGTCGGAATTCAGCACTACCGGCATCACTGTGCAGGTGTATCAGGAATATTTTGATATGCTTCCAGTTGATCCGAATTCTGGCATGGTCATTTTGCCGCCGCTTGACTTGGCGAAAGCTTATATGATCAATTCCAGCGTTTATACAGGGCTTGCGGCAACCGCCGAATTCCCCATTAGCTTTGCCAATTGGCGCGAATTCCAAAGCGCGTTTTTCATCTATGACAACGCTGGTATTTTGAACGTCGGTGGCGACATTAGCAACATTCTGTTGCAGACTGCAAACTTGACGAGTATTCTTCAGTTTGACCCATTCCTGTGTCAGGCTTACACGCGTGAGCGCATAGGCATGGATATGCCCGACGGAACTTACTACATCGATTTCCGGCGTCAACCGCTTATCACGCAGGAATTCGGCAACTTGCAGCTTACCGTGACGCCTAGCGCTGTTACCGCCGGTGCGCGCTTGCTTGTTGGTTGGGAGGCTATTGCTGATCAGAACACCGTCATGCTCTCGGGCGCTTTTCGTCAGAACTAATAACTGACAGGCTAAAATCGCCAGCTTTTGCGATCTTGCAAATAGCGAAAGATTTTATGCCTTCTTGCCGCAAGGTTACAATCTGAGCTTTCCGAGAGGGGCGAACCATGGACGACGCTTTATCACACGCGCAAAATTGGATTGCAAAACCATTTAGCGAAGATATGAGCGTCGTCCGTTGGGCGCTTTTCGTTGGTCTAGTTTTGGTGTTACTCGTTATGTGGCGGATAATACTGCACCACATTGAAACCGCATTAACATAGGAATGCAAATATGCCTCGCTTTCATATCTCGCTTAGCATCGTTTTCGCGCTGCTCATTGGCTATGTCATCGGCGCTAAGTGGCCATCGGGCGCACAGCGCGTAGGCATTGCCTGAAAATATAGGTGTTTCCCATGAAGCCCGATATATTCGCCGCTCTAATTATCGTGGTTGCTTTCATAATCTGGATAACCGCGAAAAATGAGTTGCGGATATATCTTGGTTTTCTTACGGGGTAAACCATGCCTTTAGCGCTACTAGTCGTCGGCCTAATGCTGCTAGTTTCTGCCATGCGCGGCACAACTAATGCGCTAGGTTCGCAACTTAAGAAAGACTTGTTTGGCGACGGCCAACAGGGCGGTTTTATTGTGTGGGTTGTTATCATCGCAATATTAGCCGTTGCTGGCGGCGTTGGTGCAAGTTATGGCCGAAAAGATGTGCGTAATTTAACACAGCTTTTTATGTTTGTTGTGCTTACGGCGCTGATATTGCGCAATCCTAATGTGTTTCAACAATTTGTTGAGCAAATTAATGCTGCGCCTGTATCCCCAAAAGTTGACGAAAATATGAAAGTTGATGCACCAAATGACGCGGAAACTAAAAGCTCTGTATCATCTGGACTTAAAACCGCTGCTAATGTTGCTGCAAATTGGATTAGCGGCGGCATGGCCGGTGGCACCGCTGGTGATATGCTAGAAAATGTTGCGGGAAATAATAGCGGTAACGCTTCGTCGCGTGCCAAATTAGGGCTGAATTAAATGGACGATATCACCGAGGCGGTCATAGCTATTGCCACAATGATTGTTGGCGCGTCTTTGCTCGCATTATTAGTGTCCAACAAATCCCAGACGGCAAACGTCATCAGCGCCGCCGCAAATGGTTTTTCGACAATGCTCAACACCGCGCTGTCTCCCGTGGTGAATAACGGTGTGTCAATTCCAGTCGCCACATATCATTAGAGGATAAAATGAACAATATCATGGAAGGTGTGGTTTCGATTGCCACGCTCATTGTTGGCGCTGGAATTCTGGCGCTTATCGTTAGCAAGAATGCAAATACGTCGGAAGTTATTAGCAGTGGCGGAAACGCATTTTCCACTATGCTTGCTACGGCTATGGGTCCTGTTACTGGATATTCGCCAGCGGGGCATACTAGCCTGTATGGCTTTTAAGCTTGCGCCTTAAGCTCGCACAATAACGGAGGCTCTATGTTCAATTTTTTACGTCGAAATAACGTTGTTGTGCGTGATATGCTTGCGGATGTCACCAACGATCCGGACGATAGAAATAGCCGCACATATCACCCTACGCAATATGTGCAGCAGCCGCTCAATAATCCGGGCGGCGTGCGCAATTTGTCGTATGCCAATCTAAGCTTGCCGCGCGCTAGCTGCATCGGACAAGGTGTTATGGTTGATCGCATGATGCGGCCTTGTGCGCCAAAGTTGATGCAAGCAGGACAGGCGGTTATCACGTCAACTTACGGTCGTCAAGTGACCGGTGTCACATCTTCCCCGCTGTATGACCGTGATAGCGGGAAAATGGCGTACGGACAGGCGTTCGTCGCCAACGTATGGCCATATAGCGGCGGAGACGGAAGCGTGAATGATAAGCGTGTAGCTTAAGTCAGGCGCAAAGGATGGAAATTATGCCCGCAAATATTGGCGCACTAGTCACAAAGCACCCTGCCGCTAGCGCTGCAATTGGCGTGGGTGTTTTCCTTGTTGCATATTATGCTTTCTCCAGTGGTGCTAGCGCAAGTAGCGATAGCAGCGGAGGCTATGCAACTTATAGCGTCTCACCAACTACCGATAGCGCGACTACGCAAGCGCAACTATCGCTGCAAAGCGCACAAGCGCAGTATGACGCGCAAACCAAGATTTCGGCCGACACCAACGCCGCAAGCTTGGCTATCGCTACTGTGCAAGCCAATCAGCTAACCGATGCTGCGAAATTAGCGTCGCAAACCAACATTGCGTCAATCAATGCGCATCAAGCCGAGACGCAAATTACCGCAACGACGAGTCTTGAAGCGGCGAAAGCTGGATACCAAAACCAAACTACACTTGCCACGATTGCCGCTGATGCTACGGTTAAGCAAGCCGGATATGCTAGCGCAACTACGATTGCCCAATATAAAGCGCAAGCTAATGTCGCAAATACTCAGAGCACAAATGCCGCCGCTGTATCTATCGCCGGTTATAGCGCAGATGTGCAGAAAACCGCATCAATGAGTGCTGCGCAAATTAGTGCTGCGCAAATTAGCGGGAGCTACACTGTTGAAGCGGCGAGGATAAACGCTAGCGCTGCTCAAAGTATTGCTGCTAGTAATGCTGCCGCAAGCGCCGCAATTGCGAGTAGTAATGCAAATGCCGCTGTCGCAATCCAGACTACGAAAAGCACGGGCGGTTTCTTCAGTAACTTGATTAGCTCAATTTTCTGATGCGTAAATATGTACCGTTGTATATAGCGATGTTGCTGGCGCTTGTTGCGGCAATATGGTGGCTGGAAACTGAAGAAAGCACAGATGACGTGGTAGTCATGCCAGAATTACCGCCTGTAACACCCAAGCGGGAATATTGGTCATTCTTGCCACCTGTCGCTTATGTCATAAGGAAATAACGCCATGGCTTTATTGCTGCCGTTTATGGGTCCAACTGCTCACCCTTCGCGCAGTGACTATTTTCTGCCAGTGTCGCAAAGTACTGCCGGAAATAACGTCAATGCCCCGCTTGTGGGGATAGCGCGCCAACCAGTCAACTTTCAGCCGGTGTTGGCGCTGCCGACAAGCTTGCCGAATATGAGCGCGGGATATAACCCGCGCGTGTTACCTGTGAAAGTTGGGTGATATGGCCGAGAGTTGGCAATATTGGGACGCGCCAAACACCACTGTTGTGCAAAAACAGTCCGCAATCCCTGGCGTGGATTATCACGGACTTGTCAATATGCCAATCTCGCCTGAAGAACA